CCAAGCAGCACACAACCTTATATTGATCCAGCAGATGGTACATACTGGTATTATGATAGTCCTGCACACGTAGATATCATGATTAATGATGGAACCAATTGGAAAGGTTATAGAACTTTGGCCGCTGATATCAGAGGCTATAATTTACAACAAACCAATGTTAACGGTCCTATTGTTAGCTCAAGTGCTCCTACTGCACAAGACAACGGTAATTCATTGGTATACGGCGATTTGTGGGTAGACACAAGCGACTTGGAAAACTATCCAAGTATATACAGATGGCAAAGTGTCAATGCAGCTAACCAATGGGTTAAGATTGATCTTACAGATGAAACAAGTCAAAATGGTATCATATTTGCAGATGCTCGTTGGTCAGTAAATGGCACAACAGATCCTTCAACTGATGCAATGCCTAGTGTTGCTTCGTTAGCACTAAGCAATTATTTAGATTTGGATGCACCTGATCCTACCATTCACCCACGCGGTATGTTGTTGTTTAACACACGAGCCAGTGGATACAATGTAAAACAATTTAGATTTAACTATTTCAATGGTACTTCATTCCCTGACCAATCATTACCTGCACAGAAAAATGCGTGGGTAAGCGTTAGCGGATATGATGCAGGAAATTCACCAAACTTTGGCCGTAAAGCACAACGTGGTGTTGTTGTTGCTGCATTGAAATCAGCAATCGACAGTAGCACAGTATTGCGTGAAGAACAACACGCATTTAACTTAATTGCTTGCCCAGGATATCCTGAGTTAATTCCTAATATGGTTACACTCAACGATGACCGTGGAGACACAGCCTTTATCGTAGGCGATACACCAATGCGTTTGCCTGCTACTGGTACTGCAATTCAAGCCTGGGCGCAAAATTCAAATAATGCACCTACTACAGGCGAGGATGGCTTAACAATTACTAACCCATATGTTGGAATTTATTATCCATCTGCACAAACAAATGATTTAAGCGGTAATGCAATTGTTGTACCTCCAAGTCACGTGGCATTAAGAGTTATTAGTTTAAGTGATAATATGAGTTATCAATGGTTTGCACCAGCTGGATCTCGTAGAGGTTTAATTGATAATGCAAGTAGCATTGGATATGTTGACGCTGATTCAGGCGCATATTATCCAGTGGGTATTACTCAAGGATTAAGAGATGTTATGTATACTAACTCAATTAATCCATACACTAACTTACCAGGAACTGGTTTATTGGTATACGGACAGAAAACATTAAGCCCAACTCCAAGTGCATTGGATCGTATTAATGTAGCAAGACTTGTTAACTATCTAAGAAGACAGTTATCAATTATTACTCGTCCATACTTGTTTGAACCAAACGACAGTATTACACGCAGTGGCGTTAAAGCAGTTGTAAGTTCTATGCTAAACGATTTAATTAGCAAGCGCGGTATCACTGATTATTTGGTTGTATGTGATAGTACAAACAATACTCCAGACCGTGTTGACAGAAATGAACTATGGATTGATGTAGCGATTGAACCAACTAAAGCAGTTGAGTTTATCTACATACCGATTAGATTGATGGCTTCAGGAGCTATTACATCGGGACTAGCGGCCGCAGAAATAGCAGGAACAGGAGCATAAGATGGCAGTTTCATCATTAACTAAATTTACAGTACCATTAGGTCCTGGACAAAGTAGCACAACACAAGGTATGTTGATGCCTAAACTCAAGTTTCGCTTTAGAGCGACATTTGATAATTTTGGTGTAAGCAATCCTACAACAGAGTTGACTAAACAAATTGTAACATTTGCAAGACCAAATTTAACATTTGATCCTGTTGAAGTTCCTGTTTACAACAGCAGAATTTATCTTGCTGGACGTCCAACTTGGGATCCTTGCCAAGTTACACTCAGAGATGATGCGGTAGGCAGTGTTACTACATTAATCGGCGAGCAATTGCAGAAGCAATTCGATTTTATGGAGCAGGCCAGTGCTAGCGCAGGCGGTGACTATAAGTTTATTACTACATTAGATATATTAGATGGCGGTAATGGACAGTACGAACCAGTTGTACTTGAAGAGTGGCAATTATATGGTTGTTTCTTAACTAATGTTAATTACAACGATGTTGATTATGGTTCCAATGATCCAGTTACTATCACTCTGAGCATCCGTTACGACAACGCTATTCAAGTTGTTGGCGGCGGTGTTGGCACTAGTATTGGTAGAAACATTAGTTCTTCTTCAGCTACTTCCTAAGCTGATATCAACTAAAAACAAAAGCCCACTCGAGTGGGCTTTTTTATTGCATAAATATATGTATGTCAATTGATCTGTCTAACCAATATCTTAAACCTATACTCAGAGGCGAAGCAACTCACCCGTATGCTCACGCCACAAAACTATTTGTAGAAGATAATTATAGGTTAGCTCCTAAGTCAGCTCATCTTTATTATGTCTATTTTGATGTTAATCCAGGCGCACTGTCATTGGTTAGTAGTGCACCTCAACAATACATCGAAGCAGGTATGTTGGCCAAACGTGTTGAACTTCCTAAATTCAATACAAATACAAAAACATTGAATGCGTATAATAGAAAAAATATTATACAAACACATATCACATACGATCCTATTACTATTCAATTCCACGACGATGCAGCAGATGTTGTATTAAGTTTTTGGAATGACTATTATTCTTATTATTACAGAGACAGTGATTATACTCCTGAATCTTATACTTCACCTAGCAAATATCAACCTAGAGCAAATCAAGACTGGGGATTTACTCCACGCTCTCAAAGTGTAGCACCATTCTTGAATAGTATTAAAATATACAGTATGCATAATAAAGAATTTACTGAATATATTTTAATTAATCCTTCGATAACAGCTTGGCGCCACGGCGAGCACAACAGCAGTGAAGGCGGTGGGTTGATGGAACACTCAATGACTATCGCTTTTGAAACTGTGCAGTATAGAGGTGGAGTAGTAGATTTAGAAAATGAACCAATTGGTTTAGGCTTGCATTATGATAATTATCTAAGTCCGATCAGCAGTGGGAATGAACCAGTAAACACATATAGACGAGATTTTAGCAGCCCCGACAGTTACTATAATGTAAATTATGGCGCACCTCTGAATATACCGAGCCTAAGTGCAGTCAATGCTAGTATTAACAATTTGACTAATCGTTTGGTTGGTGGACTAGTAGGCGGTGTAGTAAATGGCATCAACGGTGGCAGTTTTTATCCTACTATGGGCGGAGTTCCTGGATACGGCGGAATCAGCAGTACTAATCAATTGTATGCCGGACTAGGTGTTGCAGGTCTTCCCAATCCGTATGCATTGAAAAATGTAGGCAAAAGCATTACTGCTACTATCGAAAATGCCGCAGTAGGAACAGTTGCCGGAGCCGCAACTGCAGCAATATTCAGTGCAGCTAACACATTTGATCAAGGTGTTAATACTTTACTAACTGGTAGCCCTGCCAATCCGGCTAGTAGTGGGATATACAATGTCAATCCAACAAATGGGTTAATTTCAATTGGGCCCGACGGTCAGCCAGTGGCCGGACAATCAATGTATCTTACTCAAGGTAGTCAAAACGGATTGCCTTACGGAGGTATACAACAAACTAGTACAAGCAGTAGTGGCCAAGTTCAAAATGGTTTGTATATGACAAAGAATGGCTATTTACAAACACCTGGTTCAGGAATCGGCGCACAATTAACCAATACAATATCTGGTGCAGTTGGTGCAGTTGCCGGATTAGAAGCCGGGTCATACGTGACACAATCACTTAATTCTAGTGCATTAGGCAAAACAGTTGTAGGAAGAATTGTCAGCGGAGCAGTAGGTATTGCGGTAACCAATAGTATCAGTAAAGCAGTGAACAACGGTTTGCAATCATTGACAAATGGAGTAACTGGTTCAGTAAGTCAAGTATGGAATTCTGCAACCGGTTCAGTTGATAATGTTATCAGTAGATCACCTGCTCCGGTGCAAGATCTTAGTACATATGGTGCAAGTTCTACTGACCCCGGAGTTAACCAAGCAAGTGTAACAACCCTAGATCAGTATGGAACTTCTAGTGTAAGCATTCAACAAGGTAGTCCGTTATCTGGCGGAGATTTATTAAATGCTGGCAGTGAATCCGCCCCTCCTTTTGATGACTAATAAAAATTATGAGTAATCGAGTAACCCTAGTACCTCCCAGCAATATTGTTAGTACCAGTAACGGTTCTGCAGATGCTACTACAAAATATTTTAATAACTATTTTACACCCAATTATAGTAT